GGGTCATAATAATATGCCTCAACTATCTGCTCCTTCTCCATTGCTTTGGCTTTGTCATAAAAAACTTTAGGAACATTAAAACCCTCTAGTATTAATTCATCAACCAACCACTCTACTGCTGTTTGTTTCATCTTATTTTATTTATTTGTGCACTAAATAGCACTATATTATAAATTTCTTGGTTTCTCTTATGTACTTGAATCATATAGTGCATCTTAAGGCACTATTATTTGTTCTGCCGTTTGTTTCATAGCTTATAGGTTTAAAATTTATCTATTCTTTTGGTCTTATAGGTTAACACTATTCTGGTAGAGATATACCCATAATATCATTTAGCTGTTTCCATACAGCCTCAGCATTATCTCCCCAGTAAAAATCACATGTAAAACTTGTATCAGTTTTATCATATGGTGGCTCTAGGAAATATGCTTGCCAATGATCATTAGGTTTAGCAGTAAATCTTTTACACTTTTCTTTTACTGGACATTCAAATCCATGGCACATTGTTATATCACTCATTTTTTTCTTCTAAATTACTACTTTTTCTTGAATCTCTATAATCAATAATAAATCCAATTGCAACTATAATGTTCATTCCCAGTGACATAAGTATCTCATGAATGTCCTCATACACATTTACTGAGAGATGTATATGCCCCACCATCCAAAATGGTATGGACAAGTTTTGGCTTATCCATACCAATAGATATTTTATAAAGTGTTTCACGGATTACTTATAGAATTGTATGCTGCAGTACTACCTGTCATTTTAAATTCATAGATTTCTGTATCACATGTAGTATCATTAACTCTTATTCTTACAGATGATGCAGCTTTAAAATCAGCTAAAAAACTTAAATCTGAATTAAGATCATCTACCATAAATAAGGTTTTACGGTTCTCAGATGTTCTGCCTGTAACACTGTATTTTTTGTACTCTCCATTTACTAAAAATGAAATATCTACAGTAACAGACTCATCACATACATACACCCCACCAATATAGAATGCAATACCCTTGTAGTTTTCAAGTTTCAAAAACTCACTCTGACCATCTTCAGTGTATGCAATTTTATAAGGAGTATCAAATCCATTATCAATCTTCTCAACTACCCACTGTGATAATGCACTAAAACTAAATAAACTAATACTTGCTAATACTAATAATCTTTTCATTTTTTTGGTTTTTTAATTGTTTGCTTCTCTTCTGATGGATTCTCCTTCAGAATCTTTTGTAGTCTCTCCCAGATCTTCTTGTTTATTAAGTTGTAATCTGGCTCTTTCTTGCGCTCTTTCATATTCTTTCCAATGATAAATGTTTAAATCTCTCATTTTTAAAAAGTCCTGAATGGTCATCTCTTCTGGTATACCATCATTTGCATTCATTATCTGAATATAGATCTCTTTCATTCTTCCCATACTCTTTAAATATTTTAATTAATTCTTCTCTTGCCATCCTACTGGGCAATTTTTCTAATATTCTCCAATCAAAGTTACCTGTTATAATGACCTTTGTTTCTTCCTCACCAAGATGTTGAACCTCAAAACCAAACAGACCATCATCTATTCTCTCATTCTTTAGTAACTCATATACAGGATTGATTTCAGTTAGATAATTCATATCTTTTTTCTTCCACCAGTAATCATGTAACTTAAGTCCATGACAGATGGTTGAATGATCCTTACCAAAAAACTTACCGGTCATACTATAACTAAGAAATCTTTTTGATGTCAGTACATAGTATAAATAGTATCTTTTATATACTATACCTCTTTTTCTGGTCTTTGCTGTGAGATTAAACTTCTCAATGACATCTACAATATCTTTATTTGCAACTTTGTAGAGCTCTAATACATCATCTCTCATGTCCATATAAAAAATGGGAACAAGAGACCTTTGATCTCACCTACAATTGGTCCAATAAATACTGATGCTAAAAATCCGTGGTTCTGTGCAAATACATACCAGAAATATAAAGCAAACATCTGTCCAATTATGATGTACAACAATGCTATGTTGTATAACATCACCCAGTGTCTCTCTTCCATAAAATTTAAATTAATTCTAAATCAGCTTCTTTAACTGTTTCTTCTTCTTTTTTAAATGCTTCAGCTAATAAATCAATTGGTAAAAATCTGTCAGCATCATAAACTTCATAAGGGAATGAGCTAGTAGATAGTTTTATTTCTTTTAATAGAACGCCAAACTTGTTTTGTTGTAATCCCATCCTTACTATTCTTGTAATAGTATAAACTTCACCCTCTACAATCCACTCACTATCTGGTATCTTACTTGGTTTATTTGAAGCATCAATGCAAATTGCCCTCATATTGTTCTACTGATGTTTTAAGATCTAAATTACGCAAAGATTCTGAAATCTCAAGCATCTTTAAGTAGTCTCCAGATTTTACAGTGCATCTTCCCATCTCATGCACAAGCAATGCACATTGCTCTGCTTGTGTTGGTTGGTGCTCACAAAATCTTATAAGACAAGCAATTACATATAAAAATGAATTCTTGTCATCATTATGCAAAACAAGTTTGTGTGTTGCTAAGTCTTCCATATAATAAATATAAGAATTATGTTGGTTGCAAACTATAACTTCTCCATACTATTTTAGTCTGATCAAAGTCTTCTAATGCATCCTTGACCCATTTCTCATCAACTGTACCTACATAGCATAGTATATGTACAATAGCTTTATCATCTGGATTTAAACGCAAAAGTCTTCCTATTCTCTGACTAGCTTTACGTTCATTACCATATGCATGCATAATAATACCTTGTTTTAAACCTGGTATGTTTACACCTTCATTTAATTGCAATACACATGAAAGTTTATTTATCTTACCATTTTTAAAATCAAGTAGATTCTCTTCAGAATCTTGATTGTTACTATGATAGCTATGTGTACACATTCTATCAGCTTGTTCTTGAGTATTAGCAAATACAATGCACTTGCTTGTTATACTAGATAACAGAGCTTTTGCATATCTTTCTTTGCTTGGATACTCCATCATAGCTTTCATTCTCATTACTCTAAGTATATGAGGTTGCCCTGATCCTGTATCAATCCTTGTACCCCAGTAACCATAATTTTGCAACTCAGATGTCATAAAACTTCCTTTCTGTGTTGATACTTTATAGTTCTTGGCAGTGTCAAGATTAATTTCATGCACAATTATTTGATAGTCATTAATAATACCATTTTCTATTGCATCATCTGCCTTAAAAGTGTAGACAACTGGACAATATTCTGATACTAATCTACCTTTCTCAGAGTTCTTATGCTTGGGTGGAGTACCGGTTAAACCCAGTACTCTACCCGCATAACTATTAAGAAAAGATCTGTGACTATCTAATAAACTGTGGACTTCATCAAAATAAACTGCATCATAATCATTAGGATTATGTTTATTTAAGCTCAGATAAGTAGAAAAAGTAGCACCCTCAAGCACTTTACTTAATCCAAATTTCTCAGCTTCATATCTCCATGAGCTTATGATAGAAAGTTTAGGAGCAACAATCAGAATACTTTGCAATGGAGAGTAATATTTTGCCATGTGCTTTAGACCAACAAGAGTTTTGCCTACACCTGTAGCAAGAACTAATGTACAGGCTCTCTTGCCCTCTGATGCTTCTAAAGCATCTTTCTGAATATCTTCACGATTCATAGTTTTTTAATTTTATATTTTTTCAACAAAAGTCTGTTCTTTCTAATTGATTGGTAGATTGCAGACTTTGAGCATCCTAGGTATTCTATAATAGATTTTAAACTCTTAAATGTTTGTTCTGTATTTGTAATAGTATTGGTTAGTCTAATATTTACAAACTCATTTCTTGGATCACTATTGTCACAATTAAATCCAGGTTTTATAAGATAGTAATCCTTATATCTTCCTCTACGACTTTTAATAATACTAGAAATACTATCTGGAGTTAATTTTGGATACAATTCCTTAAGGTATCTACCAGCATCATTATAAGATTCAAATCTTTTTATAAAATTACAATTAAAGTCATATAAGTCAATTTGTTTTCTCTTAGCTTCATTCATGCAATTTACTCTAATACCTGCTTTAGCCTTAGCTTTCATGGTATTAGATATTTTTAATCTAGACTCAGGAGAAGGCCTATTATTAATTACTTCTTTTGTAATATTATAAGCTGGGATTAATGTATTAATATAATACTGTTCTCTTTGTAGAATTGTATCTTCAGAACATTCTTCAATTATTGAAACTATAAAAGAATCAGCACCATATTTATTATATGCATTTTGCAGAATAGGATTTGCATGCTTCTGTCTTATTAAGTCAGATTTATGCCTCCTAAGTCTATAATAAATATGAGTGCTGCTTCCAATATAAAATTTATTACTTGTAATGTTTTTGATACAATAAATACCAGATTTTTTGTATCCAAAGCCTTTATCTATATTCATATTATAAAGATACAAATAATAAATTAATTTTACAAGAATCTAGTCCCTAATAAATGTGAGCACCTGGACTGTTAGTTAAATCTGAAATCCCTCTGGATACTTTGTTTGGACCTGTTG